GTACCCGACAGCTCATACACCCGGTCACGCAGCTTCATGGTCATGCCCAGCCTGCGCCAGATTACCCGCTTGCCAGTCTGGCCTGTGGTGCCCATGTCCTTGCCGTGGTAGTTGCTCCAAGTGTGCCCACCATCGTCAGACCAGCGCAGCAACACTGCTGGTTGGGGGTTGATTGTCACGCTTGTCTCGTCGATCAGGAAGTCATAGGACTCGGTGATAATGTCGTCCTCGTCCTCGGTGGTCAAAAACACCGGCTGGCTGACAGGCGGCAGCGTAAACCCCACCTCGCAGTCGAGCTGCATGGAGTGCTGCGCTGTGCGCTTCAAGTTGTTCTGGCCCGTGGGCAGCGCCCGCCACGACCGAATCCATTTCTGGACGCCGCCGTTGTCCGAGTAGACATCCAAATCGAATGCGTAAATGTTGCCGTTTTGGAAGTCACCGACCAGCACCTCGCCGTTGAACACAGCGCGGCAGTTGGAGCGATGGCGAATAAAGCTGTCGTTGGCCCAGCTACCGCGCTCATGCCACGCCTGTGTCGAGGCGTCGTACACCCATGTGGCGTTGGCCGAGGGGAACGTCAGCACGTAGAAGGCATGGCCCTCTTGCTGATACGTGTAGGCGATGGCGTCCGAAATGTTGTCGTACTGTGCGATAGCGTACTCAACAGCGTGCGTAGACACCCGCACGCCGGTGTAGCCGTTGGCCCGGTACACAATGCCCTTGCCTCGGGCGTCTGCACCCAGCCAGAACAGCGAATTGTCCAGTTTGGCTACCGAGTACGTGGCAGCGCAGCCGATCTCGTTAAACGCCCCTTGGATGCGCTGGAATGGCACCCCTGGTGGCGGCAGACCTGCGTCGTACCAGACCTCAACCGAGTTGCCGCCAAACAGCCACAGCTCGTTGTGGTCAGCGATCAGCGACACCAGTCCGTCAGGTGAGCCTTCAGCATTGGCAACGCTGGCACCGTCCAGCACCGTGCCGTCATAGGATTCGGTGACCCAGAACTTCTGGCTGTTGGGTTCGTTGAAAATAAAGTATCCGTCGATGAACGTGACGGTTTGCGCCCGTGGAAACGCCGAGTTCTCGACATAGGTGTTGTCAACTGCGTTGTAGACGTAGCTTGGCCCGTTGGCTGCGATGAACAACTGGGTGCCGTTCATTGCCATCGACACGGGGCCAGTGTTGCTTACGATGCCAATCAGCGTGGCGGCGTAGCTTTGGTCCACCTTGTACAGTTGGGAACCCGAAACCACGTACAGCCATTGGCCGTACTCCAGCATTCCCCGCACGGGGCCAGTGCCTACGGTAGCCACCAGACGCAGCCCCGGCGCACGGTTCAGAAACGCCGGTTCCTTGCCACCCTCGGGCACAACCTCGGGAAACAAATTAATTAATTTGTTATCGGCGGCGTTGGTGCTACGAGCGACATATGCCGATCCCAATATTGGACTTTTCATTTGGTCACTCCTATGGTAAACTCAAATTCATGATTACCGCTGACCATATTCGATCCATCCTTGACTACAACCCAGAAACGGGCAATTTTGTCTGGAAGGCACATCACCACCGCCCTGATCTTGTCGGTAAACGTGCTGGTAGCCCGACCAATACCGGATATTGGGCTATCGCCATCAACAACAAAAAACAATTGGCTCACCGGCTTGCGTGGCTGTACATGACCGGAAAATCTCCGCTGTTTCACATAGACCATTGCGATGGTAATAAGCAAAACAACAAGTTTAGCAACCTCCGCGAAGTATCCCGTTTTGGCAATTTGCAAAACATGCGTCAAGCAACCAAGGCTAACAAATGCGGGTTTCTTGGTGTTTGTGAGCACCAGAACAAATGGTTGATGCAAATTATGGTAAATGGCAAACGCATTCGCGAAAGCGGCTTTAATACGCCCGAGGAGGCGCATCAAAGATACTTGGAACTTAAACGAATGCATCATTCTACCTGTACAATATGAATACTTAATAGTTCGATGCGTAGATGTTGAAGCGCTGGCGTGTTGCCACGATGGCATACGGTATCGACATCACATCGTCAGGGTTGTTGATGCGCTTGAGATTGCGCTTGCTGGTCATGGCGATGCGCTGCACCTGTGGGCTTGGCTCAAGGCCGAACTCGGGTGCGATCTCCATCGCCAGGTTGTACGTGAACGCCCGCAGGTAGCCGGGTGGGAAGTACAACACGGTTGCCAAACTAGGCGGGTTGGCCAGCTCTTGAACCGATATGAAGTGCCACTCCAAGTCCTGTGTGGGACGAGGGTAGATGAACATCTCGACGTTGGGGAACGTCATGTTGGCAAAGATGACCTGCGGGTAGGTGGAGGTCACAGTCTTGACTGCGATGCCATCGTACTGCTGCTGGTTGATGAACTTGATGCCGTACGACACGCCGTTGGGCGCTTTGAAATACGTGGCGTCATCGAACAGAACTGGGCGGTTGCCCACAAAGTCACCAGAAGGGCCAAGGGTGCGGCTCAAAAGGCCAGCAGGCCATGTGAAAACTTGGTCTTGCGTGCAGAACACAGACAGGCGTTCTGTATTCCAGCTATCGATCATCTGCTGCATCGCCATCAGGGCGTCTTGAGATGTTTCGGCTGACGGCGTTTCGCCTTCTGCGAGTACACCTAGCAGGCGCAGCGCCCGATTGATTTGGTCTCCCGCCGTAAACGTTGCCATGTCAGACTCCTTCGGTTTCAGCCTTACGGGTATATTTGCGCTTTACCACAAGCGTGTTAGCCGCTTCTTCAGGCTCTGAAGGCGTGTCGGGATTGTAGCGCACCCAGCCATATTTTTCATCATGTTCGGCTTCCGCCTCCATGTATGCAATTTTTCGGCCGTGAACAGGGTGTTGGAGGTAAATGGTCATGATGGGAACGGGGTCCGAAGACCCCGTTTGGTTTAGCCGATAAGCCAAGCCGAGCCGTTGCAGAACACCGGCACGACGTTAGAGCCGCCGCCAGCAACTGAGGCACCAATGCCAGCAGCGTAGGCTTCGTTGGAATCGCTCACAGCCATCCGCATTCCTGCAATAGCAGTCGATGCGGCAGGCAATTGAGCAACAGTGACGGGCGCAAAGGTTGCGCTGTCAAGGGCTGGATCAGCGTATGCAACGCCGACAGGTTTGTTGTTTGCCATGATGAGTCCTTAAAAAACCCCCGAAGGGGTTTTATGGTTTAGGCTACGCGATACAAAGTCCAAGTACCGTCACCTGTTTTACGGGCGCGGAACTGGGCAGAAGTGGCGGCAGCCACTGCGGCTGCACCAACAATGGTCCAGCCTGTACCCACCACAACAGTGGCAGCGTTAGTTGCGCCAGTGTTGATGATGTGGAAGTCAAACGCTGCGTTCACTTTGGCAGCGCTGCTGATGTCAGCTTCGAGCAAAGCCACGGTGGGCAAAGTCAAGTTGACGGCTGCGCCGGTGTATGTGAACAGGCCATTTGCCAGTTGAGCCGATGTCAAAACTGCTGCTGCGGTCAGCGCTGTGGGAGCGCCTTGCACAAACAGTTGAGCTTCGCCGATATTGCCGTCACCAAGTTGGTAACCGCCTGCGCCGTTTGGGAGTGCCATGATAATTTCCTTTCAAATTTGATACGAAAAACGGGGCCGAAGCCCCATTCGGTTTAGCCCCAGATGCGGCAGGCCATTTGTGGACGGATGGTGCTGAAGCCGTACAGAACGTCAATACGGCAAGGCAGGCGGTCGTTGTTGATGTCGTACTGACGAACAACACGCAAGCTGATACCGTTGTGGACGGCACGGGCGGCCATGTCAACGCCTTGTGGCAGCAGCAAGTCGGCTGTTGCAAAGGTGATGGCATCCTTGTGGTACACCAAGTTCTGAGCGTAGGCAGTCGAGGCTGCACCGACGAAGGTCACAGTCTTGTTGTTGCCAGGCAAAGTGTTCACCGTAGCCAAAGCGTGTGCAGCCGAGTAGATCGGAGCAACAGTCACGGTCCATGTACCGGCAACGGCAGTAGCGTCAGCCAGAGCCACGAACTGGAACAAAGAACCAGTGGTTTCGCGGGTCTGTGGGTTGACAGCAAAGCAGTCAGCGATTGTGAACACATCACCAGCCTTGATGGTAGTGGTCACCGAACCTTGCGACAGGCTCAGAGTGGCAGCGCCTTCCGAGGTCACAGCAGCAGCGGTCACAGTGGCGGCAGATGCGTCACGCGAACCAGTGGTGAACTGCTTGATAGACTGAGACATATTGATCTCGTCATAACCCAACACGCCAGTGCCCATCATGCCGTTCTTAAACTGCTTGCTGATGGTGTCGGTGGGGTTGAACAGACCTTTCATGCCTTCAACCAAACCAGCGTTAGCGGCGGGGTTGACAGTAGCGTAACGTGGGTTCATCACGGCAGCGTTCTCGTTCAGCTTCTGCTGGGCTTGCAACAGCACCAAAGAAGTCGAAGGAGTGGTGCCGGGAGTGCCGACCGAGTTACCGATGGTCTTGAATGCGTTGGCAACGTCAGCGTCGATGCTGGAGGCCAACTGGCTGATACGAGGCTTGAGCACACGTTCAGCGAAGTCGTCCAACTGCATGGTCAATTCAGCGGATGTGAAGTTGACGCCGATGTGCTTTTGGTTGGCAACGGTCAAGGTGGTGAACTGTTCGTTGTCGTCCTGAACTTGCAGGGCGGCACCGTCAGTCACCAGAGCGCGGTCGGGCAAACGGATACGCAGTGTAGAACCGATCTTAGCGCCTTCAACAGCAAAGCTGTCGTCGTACTGACGGTTCACGTTACGTGTGAGCACAAGGTTGTTCTCCAGAATTTCCAGAGCCTTGCGGGTGATCATGTCGATCGTGAGAATGCTGTTTGACATTTCAAAAGTCCTTTAAAAAGTTTAGCGGGTCATCTGCGCTTGCAGCTTCTTCATCTGCCTTGCACGTTCGGCTTCAATCCACTGCGAGTCCGTCATGGTCTTGGTAGACCGTGGGTCTGTCGTGTCATAGGCCGGTGCTCCAGAAGAGCGTGCGGTAACAGGTGAAATCGGCGCTGGCGCTGATGTTGTTCGTTTTACCGGAGGGTCTGCTGCCAGTTTGGCCTCAATCCTTCCGATTTCCTTCGCCTGGCTCAAGGGCGTCATGCGTGAGATGCGATCTGCTTCTTTTGGGTTGGAGCCGAGGTAGTACGCTAACTCAGGTCCAATGTCCGAAGACTGGATCGTTTCTGCCATCACGTTTGTGATCGGTAGGTTGGGGTTGTAAGCGACTTGTTGAAAGTCATCGTACTTGTCCCGCGCAACTTCTTCACGCTCTTGATAGCTTTCGAGAACAGCCGATTGCTGCTTGGCGGCTTCGCGTTTGGCGATCAGTTCTTCGGCTTTCTGGTAGGCCAGTGCTTCCGCATAGGCTTCAGGAGACTCAAACTGATCAACGCTGGTCGTTGGCGCAGCTCTTAGCGTCTGTTGTTCAGACTGACGCTGTGCCTGCTCTCGTTCCCACTTACGTTGCTCTCTTGCGAGGCGTTTGCCGATGGCTGCATCCAATTCTTCCTGAGTAAAGGTTTTACTCGCGGTAGTTTCGGCTGCGGTATCAGCGACTTCCGGCGTACTTTCAGCAACTTCAGGTGTGGCCGTCACATCCGTGGTTGGCGCGGAGTCTACTTCCGCTAGGGCTTGGACTTCTTCAGTCAT